TAGATAGCGACTTGAGCCACCTTGTCGATAAGGCGCATCAAATTTCCATCCGAGATCGCCACTTTCATCAAGATAGATAATTGATGAGGTCATTTTCAAGCCAAAAAAAAGGCTTCCTCTGAAGGAAGCCATTTGTTAGGCGGATGGCCCCTGACTTCGGCGCGCTTACATCGCGCTTACGATACTCAAACGAGCTTCGCGGTTTATTCAGGATTTACCCATCCTTTACAATAATAACAAAATGTTGCGAAAAATTCAATATCCCTTGAATCCAGTCTCATTCTATCTCGAGGTGGCAGGTCTGGCGTGCGAACCCTGGATTCCGTTCGCATCAAGCAGCTCCGGGATCATGATTTTGAGCTTCACCACGAGGTCATCAACTGTCTCCGCTTCCGTAGCCAGTCCGCGCACATCGTCGCTGGTCGCCACCCAAACCCCGGCCTCTTCGTCCCATAAGGCATTAACTGTGAGTTGGTCCATTATCCATGCACCTTCTGCATAAGGTGATCATCAAGGGTCTAGTATCAGATTAATTCTGCTTCGTAAAATTCTCAAAAGCTTTCCTTCCGTTTCTGGATATTATTTCAGCGTCTATATCCGGAAACATCCCGGTTTTTCCGTATTTGCATACCGCAACGAGAAGCCTTTCTTTATCAGAACCAGATGCGACTGGTTCTATTTTGGGACTATTAGATACGACCGGAGTTTGATAGTCGTCGTTTCTGCCAACAGGTATTATGATGCGATTTGCTATCAAATTGTTTTTGCAATCATATTCATTGAAATTATACCCGGCATAAATATCAATAAAGCCATCCTTTGTTAGGAGGGGCCATGGGTGAGAAAATTTTACTTTTGACCATGCTCTTCCTACATCTTCGTTCAACTCTATGCTTTTTAAACCAAGAAATTCGGTTTTAACATAGTCTTCCCAAATCTGGACCCAGGCCTCTGCACGAAACTTCGGTTGCATCTCGGCCTTGGCTTGCTCTGCCGAAAAGTCTTGCGACAAGGAGATTGTCGAAAATAAAAACAGATTAACAAACAGGAAGATTCTCGGCTCACGCCAAATAAACATTATCGTTATTCATCAAAAAAGAAAATGTGGGATTTGGATTACATCTTATAAATGTGGCTGATCCAGTAATTCCATTTTATCAGCACGGCATAAATCTTCCACCTTGCATGGATGACATAAACCCAGCGGTTTCAGTAACAATTAGCCTATCGTTTTCATCCATGGACGCTCTGAGGCGGCGGTAAACCTCTTCTATGGAAAGAGAGGTCTGAACGCAATATAGCGAAAACTGAAGTTTCACGGCTTCTCCAAGCTGATCGATAGCCTGCTCGATAGCTTCATAATCCTGCCCACGGAACATCAAGTCATACGCGACAATAAAGCACGTCATTTTTCTCTCTCTCTTCGGGTTAAGAAGCTCAAATACACTACGTTATCTTTTCTTTTTGTTGACATCAGCTTGGGCGGCGGCAATAAGCTTAAGAAGTCCATCAATTCTTTTCTCCGCATCTCCTAATGCGTAATCAGGGACTTGATCCACCAGCGCATGCACTTTAGTTCTTGGGCTACCTTCTTCACGAGGATGAACACGGAGCTTGATAACCTGGTCTACATTCTCCTGCTTTGAATTCCGAGCATCCAGTTTGTGATCCTCCGCAAACCTGGAAGATTCGTAAGCGATGCCCTCATCAATTATTTTCCAAAGGGTAGGACTGATGCTCTTCGGAGGTATTTTTAATCCTTTAGAAAACTTTAGGAGCGCCTCGACATTAAGTGCGCGATCGGCACGCAAATATTGCCAAACCATTCCTTGAGTGCCAATGTCATTTGCTAAACCGAATGCTTGCTGGCTAATTTTCATTCTGGTGGCCTTTTCCTCAAACAAGGCTCTCAGCCGTTCGGCATCTTCATGCTGCCACTTCTGTAATTCTTTCTTCATACCTTAATTTATAGCCCTGCTATTAATAAAGCAACGAGCACGGCTATTGACTTTTCATAATAGCAGGGCTAGTATTATGTCTATGAAACTATCTGATTATTTGAAAACTACCACCCAATCTGCTTTCGCAAAGGAAATCGGCGTTTCTCAAGGCATGGTTTATCAGTGGATAAACGGGCTGCGACCTGTTTCTCCCGACAAATGCATTTCAATCGAGAAGGCAACGAATGGTTCTGTAACGTGTGAAGAACTTCTTCCGGAGTTCGATTGGGAATATCTGCGCTCACCAAAACCAAAGGAACCAGCATGAGTACTGGTCTTTATTACTTGCTGGCAGAGTCACTCGATCAGGTCAAAACCCTTCACACAAAGCTTGCCGAGCGCGATTCAGTTTATGCGGCGTCGGAAGGCGTGGAGATGCAGAAATACATCTGCGACCTCGAAAAAACAGTTGCCTCTGTCCGTAAACACGTAGAGCGGTCGTCCGATTGGGGGCGAATCTGGCCTGAACTCTGCACCAACTCCCCGGAGACCGCATGAGTGCACTCGAAACGATAGGTGCCGTGTCTATCGCAGTTTGCAGCGCAAGAGCCGCTTATTCGATTTACATAGAAATCGCGCAGCACTTTTCCACGCGCCGCCAAAAGACAAAAGCCGGATTCGATACCGAATGCGAACGCATTTACAGATCGATAGATCTGCACGGTGCTGCTATTGGCCAAGGAGAGCGCCGTGATTTCGGAGCATTGTTTGTGCCTTTTCTTCTAACGTTCCGACCGCAACGAGCGATTCTGTCTCCAGTGGCACGATCAGATATGGATGATCTTCTCCAGCGAGAATTCCACATAGTTGCGCATAAATTCTATGGGCGCGCGCTCGATCAATCAGAACTGCATTATTTGAGATCAAGACTACGTCGTCGCGCTCTTGTATTGATGGCAACTTTCTGTCTCGAATTAGCCAGTCGATTTTGCTCATTAACGTATTGGAAGAATCTTTTCTCAAATAAACGAGCAAAACCAAGTTCTTCATAAGGAGGTTCCTTTCGTGATTGAAGTTGATGTGGAAATCAGACTCTACCACAGCAGGAATCTCCACCTTTTCTGTTCTGCTCCGGCTTTTTCCCTCTTGTGCCGGAGTGGTTTGTCCCTCCCTGTAAAGGGGAGGGGTTTTTTAGAGGATTGATCATGGCCGACATTGACGAAAACGATCCGGCATTCAGCCGACTCGACAACCGCGATATTCGCGACACGGTAATGCTTTCCGCCGACGAACATAACTGGAGCAAAGCCCGTGCGGAAGAACTTGATTTATCGCATAGCGCATATATCCGAAGCCTGATCATTGCTGATCGGCGGTCTGTTGAGATGACCAGATTGTCACATGGCGAGAGGAGAAAAAATACAGCCGATCCTGCACAAGTCTTGCGCAACCTCGCGAAGATGCTCGGGGATTTTCAATGAAAGGCGGCGCGTAATGAACCTCATGGCAGTCCCTTCGCACCGCAGCGCTGAGTGCTCATCCCCTGATCATAGCCGGATCGACGCACCTACAGAGCACCAGGACTACATCGGGTTTCTGAGCAAGAAATCCCAAGCCGATGGATACGATGGCTTCGAGCCCGTGTTCATGCCGGACTACCTATTTGACTTCCAGAAACACCTGACTTCCTGGGCGATCAGAAAAGGGCGTTCCGCTCTGTTCGAGGATTGCGGCCTGGGCAAGACCATTCAAGGATTGGTGTGGGCTGAAAACGTTGTCAGGAAAACCAACGGAAATGTGCTGATCAACACACCTATCGCTGTAGGACGGCAGATGGCGCAGGAAGCTGAGAAATTCGGCATTGAGGTCCACATCTGCCGCGATGGAAGAGTTCGCCGCGGCATCAACATCTGCAACTACGAATTGTTGCACCTATTCGATCCAAATGACTTTGTCGGCCATGTTGCCGACGAGTCCAGCATCCTAAAAAACATTAAGGGCGCCAGGCGCGCCGAAATTACGAATTTCTCTCGAAAGATGCGGTACCGCCTACTGGAGACCGCCACTGCTGCTCCCAATGACTACATCGAGCTGGGCACATCGTCTGAGGCCCTCGGATACCTGGGCAGCATGGATATGCTCAATCGGTTTTTCAAGAACGATTTGAACAACAGCTCGACAGGCAGGGGATTCATGGGCGCTGCCAACAAATGGCGCTTTAAAGGGCATGCCGAGCAGCCATTCTGGCGATGGGTATGTTCCTGGGCTCGAGCAATGCGCAAGCCCTCTGATCTTGGTTTCAATGATGATGGGTTCGTATTGCCGCCTCTGCACGAGATAGAGCACCTGGTTGCCTCACGATCTATCGCTGATGGAATGTTGTTCGCTCTGCCTGCAGCCGGTTTGCAAGAGGAACGTGAAGAGCGCCGTCGAACAATACGAGAGCGCTGCGAGAAAGCCGCTTCCTTGGTCTGCGACACGGGAGAGCCGGCCGTGGTCTGGTGTGACCTCAACGATGAGGGGGATTTGCTCGAGCGATTGATTCCAGGGGCGGTTCAGGTGAGCGGCAGGGATAGCGACGACGCGAAGGAAGAGAAGTTGCTTGCATTCTCTGACAATCAGATTCGAGTTCTTGTTACCAAGCAGAAGATTGCCGGTTTTGGCATGAACTGGCAGCACTGTCACCACATGACCGATTTCCCCTCGTATTCCTACGAGGGTTATTACCAGAAGGTCCGGCGCTTCCTGCGCTTCGGGCAGAAACATCCGGTACGCGTGGATATGGTGACCACCGAAGGAGCTCGCGGTGCGCTTGCCGCAATGCAGCGCAAAGCCGAGCAGGCCGATGCCATGTTCTCTTCCCTGGTTACGCATATGAACGCTGCGCAAGCCATTTCCCGCCTGCGCACCTTTAACACTTCCATGGAGACGCCAGCATGGCTGTCATCGATCAGCGCGTAACGGATAGTTACGCCATTTACCTGGGAGACTGCGTGGAAGGCATGCAATCTCTCCCGGACAGCAGTATTCATCTTTCAATTTATTCGCCGCCATTCGGCGGCCTGTATCACTACAGCAGCGATGATCGCGATCTGTCGAACTGTCCTGACTATAAGAGCTTCTTCGATCATTACGAATTTGTGGTGCGCGAACTTACGCGAGTAACTCTGCCGGGCCGAATGACGGCAGTGCATTGCATGGAAATCCCCAGAAGCAACAGCGGCACCGATTCGTTGAAGGATTTCCCGGGAGACATCATTCGTTTGCATGAGCGTCTTGGATGGGAATACGCAGGGCGGCACGCCATTTGGAAGGAGCCGTTAGCTGTACGGTTGCGCACCATGCAAAAAAACCTTGCCCATGCCTCATTGGTTGCCGACAGCATGGATTGTGGTATTGCCTCAGCCGACTACCTGCTGCTGTTTCGCAACCAGGGTAAGAATCCGATACCCGTAGCTCATCCAATAGGGCTCATGGAATACGCCGGAGATCGCGCTCCGCCAGCCGAAGTCCTTTCTTATCGAGGATGGAAAGGAAAGCAGACAGAGAACAGATTCTCGCATTGGATTTGGCGCCAGTACGCGGACAGTATGTGGGACGACATTCGAATAGACCGTGTGTTGCCGTATAAGGCCTCACGAGATAGCGAGGATGAGAAGCATGTCCATCCTCTTCAGCTCGATGTAATAGAACGTGTCATCACGTTGCGCAGCAACCCGGGTGAGACTGTATTAACCCCGTTCATGGGAGTTGGATCTGAAGTCTATATGCCAGTGATCATGGGCCGGCGCGGTATCGGATTTGAGCTGAAGGCCAGCTATTTCAGACAGGCGGCAAAGAACATGGAGGCCGCTGCTTCCAACGGCTTGCTGAAAAAGGACAACGCCGAGTTCGATTTCGAGCAAGAAGAGGCGGTCGCATGAACCTCAAACAAGCATATCGAGCAGCCTACGCCATTCGCCGGCGCAAGACGAAGCAGGGGAAGAGGAAGGCCGTTTTGAAGTGGTGCAGGGCGATGCTGGAGGCGCTGTCATGAGCGTAAAGGTCATGTCTCTCGTATGGGATAACTTTAAACGCGGGGGTAGTGAAAAACTTGCAATGCTCGCACTTGCTGACTGGTGTAACGACGAAGGGGGGAGCCTACATCCGTCCGTTTCTGGGGTTGCGAAGAAGATCAATGTCAGCGAATCGCAGGCAAGGCGCATCCTACATGGCTTCATCGAGGAAGGATTTCTATCTGTAGTAGCAAATCATGCTGGTGGAAACCCGGGTCAAAGCCGGCATTACAAGCTCAACATTAATAAGCTTTCTACCCCTAGCGTGGATGCTACCCCTCGCATCAGTGCTACCCCTAGCGTGGATGCGCAAGACCCCTTGCATGGATGCGCGTTACCCCTAGCACCCATGACACCCGAACCACCATTAACCATCAATAAACCATCAGTAACGAGAGAACCTGAAAAAGTAGTTCAGATTCAGAAAGTGAACAGGAAGACTGCTTTTCCTAAAGACTTTGTTGTAACCGGCGAAATGTTTGATTGGGCCGTAAGCCTCGGAGTTAATCCGGAGCAGGTTAAGCCCAATACCTTCCATTTCAAAGATCACCACGAATCACGTGGTAACAAATTCATCGACTGGAAAGCCGCATGGCGTAATTGGATGCGCGACTCAGTCGGAAGGTTTGCGTCAAGAAAATGAGTATCGAAGCCGAAATCTCCCTCCTTGGATGCCTGCTCCGCGATAACGGAGCATATGACCGCATCTCAGATTTTCCTGGTAACGCATTTGTCCGGGAAAACCATCGGGCAATTTTCCGTGAAATCCAGTCGATGCTGGACTCCGGTAAAGCCGTCGACATCATCCTGCTTGCGGAGTCACTTGAGGCCCGAGCAGAGCTTGAAAGGGTAGGCGGTTTGGAATACCTGGGAACGATGGTGCAAGCAGTCAATACCTCGGCCAACATCCGGCATCACGCAAAACTAATTCACAACGCCGCCATTCTGCGCAACCTTCGCGCCAGCGCGGAGGAAATCTCCACTGCTTGCGAATCCCATCAAGATCCCCGGGAAATCGCCGAGGCAGCGGAAAAGAAAATCCTTTCCGTGCTCGACACCAATACCGAGCGCGACTACGTGCATATCGGCAAGGCCGTGGCTGAAGCAGTGGATTGGGAAGATGAAGAGCGCACGTCTCTCAATACCGGATTGCGCGATCTCGACAATCTCACCGGCGGATTCGGTAACGGCAACCTGATCATCATCGGCGCCCGGCCCAGCATGGGGAAGACCAGCCTCGCAATGCAGGTTGCTGAGAACGTATCACGCGAACATCCAGCTGCGGTGTTCTCGCTCGAAATGACGCGACGGGAAGTAGCAGGACGCATGCTCAAGTATCACTCCTGGAACACGGATAGGAGTTCTGCAATAGCGCACTTGCATGGCCTCAACATGCAGATTGACGATACACCTGGGGTAAGCGTTGGGCATATCCGCTCCCGTTGCCGGCGCATCAAAAGGCAGCATGGTTTATCTCTTATCGTTGTCGATTACCTGCAACTCATGCGAGGGGAGGGCGATAACCGGAATCAGGAAATCGGCAGCATATCCCGTGGGCTGAAATCGATAGCGAAGGAATTCGATGTGCCGGTTTTGGCGCTGTCGCAACTCAGCCGGAAGGTGGAAGAGCGCAGCGATAAGAGACCCGTCATGTCGGACCTCAGGGAGTCCGGGGAGATCGAGCAGGACGCTGATCTGATTCTCTTCGTGTACCGGGATGAGGTTTACGACGAAAACAGCGAGGCCAGGGGAACTGCAGAGATTCTTTGCCGAAAGAACCGGAATGGCGCAATTGGAGACTGCCGCCTGGGATTCAATGGCGCTCTTACGAGATTCGGAAATTACGACGGTGATCGCATCGAGCGCAAGGTAAGGCGCGTGGAGCGCGGGTTCACAGTGGGAGGCGCCTGATGGGCTACACCTCAGGTCATCCCCCTATGTTTTCCCTGGAGATGAAGCAAACGCAGTCGAACGTTGCAAAAGTGCTAGACCTTGCTGGATGGTCGTATACGGAAGCATCTGAGCATTGCGGTATTGATTTTGATCAGATCATGGATGCAGTTATGCCGAATGAGAAATGGCACCTGCTGCTAGAAAAAGCAGGTTCTAGGGCCTTCGATCACGATGAGGATGCTGAGTGAATGAGCTGGCTCTTTTCGCAGGCGCTTCCGTTATGAGGGATTGCAGAAAATGCGCAACACCGAAGCCAGAGGATGCGTTCTACAAGCGCAAGGACGGCAGGCTCTATCGAGAATGCTCGGACTGCATGCGCGCTGCGTCCAAGGGTTACTACCTTGCCAATCCGGACTACCAGAAGAACAAAAGTCGCGAGTGGCGAGAAGCGAATCAAGAGCGGGTCCGCGCTTACCGGACGACCAATAGGCGGCAGTCGTACTTGACTGAGTCCGCAAGGCGATACGGGATCACGGCGCGCCAGTTTGAGGAAATGCTCTCTTCTCAAGGTCAGAAGTGTGCTACATGCGCGAAGCCTTTCGATTGGAGCGACAAGCAAACGAAGCCACACATTGACCATTGTCACCAGACGAGCAAGGTTCGTGGGCTCCTTTGCAACCGATGCAATACAGTTCTTGGCCTTGTCGAGGAAAACAAGGGCCTGCTTTCCACCTTAATCGAGTACCTGAAATGTCATGGCTGATCAGTCGCGCAATGATGGAGGCTTGCGAGAACTCGCGCTCTTTGCGGGGGCAGGTGGCGGAATACTTGGCGGGAAATTGCTCGGATGGCGAACAGTCTGCGCAGTTGAACGTGATGCCTACGCAGCACAAGTTCTGGCGCAACGACAAAACGATGGAATTCTCGAACCTTTCCCGATTTGGTCTGACGTTGAATCTTTTGACGGAAAGCCGTGGAGAGGAATTGTTGACGTTATATCTGGCGGATTTCCCTGTCAGGACATCAGCGTTGCCGGGAAAGGAGCCGGAATCACAGGCGGGAGAAGCGGGCTTTGGTCAGAGATGGCGCGGATCATTGGCGAAGTACGACCCCGTTTCGCGTTCATTGAAAACAGCCCAGCTCTCGTTAATCGAGGACTCGATACCGTGCTCTCTGACCTTGCCTCGATGGGGCTCGATGCGGAATGGGGGGTGCTATCCGCAGCCGATGTTGGTGCACCCCACTTACGAGAAAGAATCTGGATTCTGGCCTACTCCGAACTGCATAGGGTATCGCAGCGACGGGGAACTCCGCCTGCTATCCAGGAAAGCCAGGGACGAGAAAGAGTATCTGGCTATGTCGGACAGAGCATGCAACAGCAAGCGAAAGAGATTCTGGCCGACTCTTACCGCGTCGATCGGTTCGAAGTGTGGCGGTCGGCACAATGGGAAAACAGACACTTTGGCGAGCAGATTGGCGGAGACGGAGGGCCTAAGCACCACCTCGACTGGCCGGGTGAACCCGACGTGGAGCGAGTGGTTGATGGGGTTCCCTTTAGATTGGACAGAAATAAAGCCCTGGGGAATGGACAAGTACCGCGGGTGGCTGCAACAGCATTCCGTCTCCTCGCAGAAAGAGCCGGCCTATGAAGACTAGCTTCCTCGTAATCACCCGTCCCATCCTTCCATGCAATGGCTGCGTCCATGAATTCTCAGTGCGTGGCGAGAAGAGGTGTGATCTGGGTGAATTATGGGGATTGCGCTGCACGATGTTTCGATTGAAGAAGGAGGAGGGGAAATGAACGCCGACAAGATTCTTTCTCTGCTCTCTGGATCCGATTACAAAAACCCAATTCCACTTCGCGTTCTCAGGGAAAAGGCTTGCATGGCCATGGAACCGCTGCTCGAACTTATCGAGGAAATGTATGCCGCGCGCAGCATAAACAAATGCATCGTTTCAAAGCATGGTGTAACTCAAATCATGGTGTGGCCCACCGGCGTGCCGGAGAAGGTGAGTTTCAAGCAGTTCTCTATCAGCCCGCCGGCGCCGCTGCGCACGGACAACATATCGCCAGGGTTGAATGCGCCAACCACCAAAGAACCGGAGACTCGACATATGGAGCAGAAAAGCAAGTCCCGCATCATCCTTGAAACCATCTCTGAGAGAGGAAGTGTTTCAGGGAAAGACCTTATTCGCATTTCCGGGGCCAACACGATCAAGCCGTTCATCAGGAATCACGTTGATCGCGGACTCATCGTAATTACTGGTGGTGTTGCGAATAAAACTTATGCGCTCGCGCCGGGTGTTACGCCTGAAATGCTCCTTGCTGATGGGCGCAGGAATGGAGTGGTTAATTCCCCCGAATTCGAGGGAATTAAAACCGGGAAGCCGAACGGGTTGAAATCCACGAATGACACGGTTTCCGATGAGATAGAAAGTGTTTTGCCGATCACCTTCAATGCGGTAACTCACCATGTTAATGACATCGTTGAAAAGGTCATTACCAATCGGTTGCCGACCAAATCCCGTTTCCGCCTGGCGCGCACGTCGGATGGCACGTTGATGCTATTCGGGTTGAGTTCCGATCCGATTGAGTTGGACCAGGAGCAGACAGAGTTGCTGGTGAAGTTCGTGAGCCCGGGGGTGGCGGCAAATGTCTGAGATCTCATTCGTTATTCCCGGCACGCCGGTAGGAAAGGGGAGGCCCAAGTTCGCGCGCCGCGGCAATTTTGTCACTACATACACTCCGGAAAAAACTGCCAGTTACGAAAACTTGGTGAAGTTGGCAGCTGCTGAAGCCATGCAGGGCAGGGCGGTGATAGATGGAGCTGTGTCGGTATGGATCGGCCTGTATGTGACGCCTCCTGCCAGTTGGTCTCAGAAGAAGCAGCGCAACGCGCTCAACGGCGGAATCTTCCCTACATCCAAGCCGGACCTCGACAACTGCATTAAAGGGATTTTTGATGCCTGCAACGAGATTGTCTGGAAGGACGACAAGCAGGCCGTGGAGTTATCGGTGACAAAGCGCTACGCCGAGCAGGCGCGTGCCGTGGTTCAGGTGACGGCGATCTGACATGGCCAAGATGACCATTTGCCGCACTGATATGGAGATGCCGAAGGAAGGTGTGCTGGAAGCCGTGCGTTCATTTCTGTTCGGGGCAGTGGATGGTGCCTGCAAGGAGGATCGTCGTGCATGGCGTCACTTCTGGAAGCGCATCACCAGAATGGAGCCCGGGGAAATGGCCGCGGTCGAGATGGTATTTCCCAGAAATTCCAAGTTCCATCGCAAGTATTTTGCCTTGCTAAAAGTTGGATTTGACGCGTGGGAGCCGTCAAGAAAACGCATGACCTATAAAGGCAAGCCCATCGCGAAGAACTTCGATCGATTCCGTGAAGAAGTCCAAATACTGGCTGGGTTTTATGTACAAACCTTCGATTTGAAGGGGCGCATGCGCTTGGAATCAAAGAGCATCAGTTTTGCGAAGATGGATGAGCAGGAATTTGAGCATGTCTACGGAGCCGTGGCTGACATCTTGTTACGAGAAGTGCTGATTAATTATGCGGGCCGGGAAGAGCTCGATTCGGTCGTGAATAAGATCATGGAGTTCAATGAATGACGAGAGCTTGGAGAGAAAACCTCATTGGAAGAAGGTTCGAGCGTCTGCTTGTGACAGGTTCAGGAATTACCAAGAATGGACACAGGTACTGGATCTGTAGGTGCGATTGCGGGACTGAAAGGGAGGTTGCGCATAGCCAACTTAAGCGCGGTATTACGAGGAGTTGCGGATGTCTTCGTACGGAAACGACGTGCGCCAGAATGAGCAGGCATGGACAAGCTCGGCGCGGTAAGAAAAGCGGGTTATACAAGATATGGTCCGGGATGATCGCTCGTTGCACTATCCCATCCGCCACCGGTTTCGAACGTTATGGCGGGGCCGGAATTAATGTTTGTGAGAGGTGGAAAGTTTTTGAGAATTTCGCGGAGGACATGGGAGAGCCACAACCGGGATATTCGATAGATCGTATTGATTCTTCTGGTGGCTATGAGCCGGGAAATTGCAGATGGGCTTGCAGGCAATCGCAAAACGAAAACCGCAAATCCATTCGATGGATACAGCATGACGGCAAAAGGATGACGGTAACGCAGTGGGCGGCGCATTTAGGCGTCAATAAGTCAACCTTAATCGAAGCTTTGGCCAATCATCCGCTCGAATACGCGTTACGAAATCGGGGGCATGGTGAATGAGTGCCAGCGCACAGCGCCATATCGGCCGCGTCAAATCTCTTCCTTGCGCCCTTTGTGGCAAAGCGGCCCCGTCAGATGCTCATCACATCCTGGAAGGCAGAATTCAGGGAAGGCGCTCATCCGACTTCTGCACTATTCCACTTTGTAAGGACTGCCACCAGGGTGAAAGAAACGGCATTCATGGGCAGCAGATCATGCTGAAGGTGATGAAGGAAACCGAGCTGAGCCTATTGGCCAAGACGATTGAGACTTTATATGGAGCGGTTAAATGAACATGAAGACGAGCGCCATAGCCGCAGCGCTGGCCCTTTCAATGGCAAGCATCCCCATGGCCCAGAACGAGGGGATGGCCACCAGACGAGGATTAGGTCCCGCTGGATCACCGAAGCGCAATCAGGATCGGGCACGCAAAGCAATGGCGCAGCGCTCTCGGCAAATAAACCGGATGCGGAAGCGATGAAATTCCCTGTGCCGATGGAAAGCTGGAGGTACCGGAACCCCGAAGCCATAGGGGATGGTCTCCTGGCGGAAACCGAGAGACGTGAGAAGGCCGAGGCGCGCAGGTTCAAGGTGACTGCCCGGGCGAAAAAGGACGGCTTCTATCGGCAAAGTAAGTCGGTTCATTTTAAGGCGCTTGTGAAGATTGCAAAGCGGGGAGGATTCAAGAATGGACGATAAGCGTCATTGTCTGAGTTGCAACAAGACGCGGCCGGCGTCAGGAAAGTGGTACAGGATATTGCGTAAGGATGGAAGGCACTCACACTACCGGTGCGAGTTTTGCGTTCAGGCGAGGCAAGGCAAAAAGAAGGAGGAACCCAATGAAATTCCGCAGTCCTGAACACGCTCTTACGTGGGCTTATGAAACCATCAATCGTCCCATTGTTAAACTATCCTCGGTGAACGATATGCGGGAGAAAGGTAAGTCCGGTACCAACGACGAGATGACTCCGCATGATCGACACGCCCAGGCGGCCATGATCCTTGCTATGTGTGAACGGGTGCTGCCGACACTGCATATGGCCTATGTGCAAGTTCAGTTTGGACGGGATGGAACCGGATTTTCCATTATGTCGTATTACTTGGCGGGAACATTTGGAACCGGGCTACATAGTCGGCGCGCAATAGAATTGATGATCCGCAGCTATTGCGGCGATCGGGTCGGGCTGCGCGAGATCAAGAAAACCATGAGCTGTGGGATGCTGAAAGCGGTTTCAATCAGAAACCGTGCCTATGATGCGCTCGACGCCATACATGCCCAGACGATGGATAGGTTGGCTGCGGAAATGGAATGTGCGGGGTTAAGGGAAGTGCCGGCGTGATTTTCTTCCAGTACCTCATTTCCGGAGCTATCCTGGAAAGGCAGTGCCGCATGTTTTACATGTGACATGTATCGTTACCGCATTGCTGACTGATGCATTGAAATTTCCGACGACGCGATCAATTTCCTTATCGGGACTCGTTATGTAAGGGTGATCTGCTTCAGAAACATGTAACGTTCCTGATTCTCCGCATTGCGGGCAAGAGATTTCATAGGAATACCTATCTCGTGCGGCCATTTTCAATTAGCTCCGTACTGTGATGAATGAGATACTCATCATAAACAAAAAACGTCGAGCATCTGCATTACATATCTCTTGACAAACTCAGGTACAGAGTCCAAGCTAAATTGCTAGTATCGAGAATCCATCACTACATAACCCGCTAACCCAGCGGGTTTTTTATTTCTAACCAAAGATGAACCCATTAGGTTTATTGTAGTGCCCACCGTTGAGCAACTCATAGAGTTTGTTTCAAAAGCCATTGCTATTGGCGGCGGCGCAGCAACAATTGCCTATTTTATTTTCCGGTATTTGGGCGAAAAATGGATTGAGAGCAAGTTCGCGAAGCAACTGGCGGATCAGAAACATGCTCAGACGGTTGAGTTGAAACGACTAAGAATTGAAATCGACTCTTTGTTGAGCGGGGCCTTAAAACTCCAAGAACGAGAGTTTGAGGTGCTGCCGGAAGCGTGGGCGAAGCTAGACGAGGCTTATTCGTTGACTCGTTGGGCCATGTCTCCTGCTCAGATTTCCGTTAATGTCGGTGTGATGACAGATGAGAGACTCGACGAGTACTTGGCAACAACCGACTTTTTGGAAACGCAAAAATCGGATCTACGTTCCTCCTCCAACAGAGACAAAACCTTTCAGGAGCTCAGTTATTGGAATCGACTGGGGAAAGCAAATAGGGCTGTATCCGATATTCAGCAATTTGTTGCTCGGAAGGGAATTTTTTTCCCCTTTGAACTTAAGCAAAATTTCGAATCAGTCGTGCTGATCTTGCGGTCGGCGCTAATCTCGCATGAGGTTGGGCATGGCGATCAGGGCGGGCGGGAGATTCAACGGGAGGGGTGGAAAAGAATTGAAGAAGAAGCGGAACCGTTGTACAAATCAATCGAAACCGAAATACAGCTTAGATTGCGATCACATGGCCCTACGGCCTAAATATGCAGACCAGATTATTTAACTAGAATCCACCCATAAGTCGGTGGGTTTTTTGTTTGTAGTCAGGAGAGCAGGGGGCATTACACTGGGGAAACCCCTGTATCCTTCGATCAACTGAACCAGTGATTTCACGAGCCCGCCATGCGCGGGCTTTTTATTGGGCGCTCCAAATGTTCGCAGGTACCGCACTTCAGGTCTTGATAGCCGTAGTCATCTTCGTCGTTGGCGCCGGCAGTGGTTGGGCCGTGAAGGACTGGAAGGACGGAGCGGAGATCGCCCGCCTGGAATCGGACAATTCAACCTTGAAATCGGTGAACGACCGGTGCGCTACCGACATCGAGGGCGTTAAGTCTGCCGTTGGCGTTATCACTCAGGGCGTGGAAGAGCGGGAGAAGGCGGCGTCAGCCGCTATGCGAGATGCGGAAACCATGGTTGCGAAGCATAAAGCAGCGGTAGCGGCTATCAAGGCGCTTCCTCCCGTGCCCCAGGCCGAGCAGTGCCGGGTCATTGAGCAGGAGCAGAGAGAGTATGTGCAAGCGCGGAGGAGTGAATGAAGTGGTTCCTGCAACATCGTGGAATGAGTTTTTGGTTGCTGATTGCTGCGACAGCGGCGTTTTCTATATTTCTTGCTGAACTGGGAGTAGCGCGATGGATAAACGCTTCTGTTTGCTAATTCCAGTTCTTGTGCTACTCGTCGGCTGCGCAACCAAGCCCGTCATTGAGACCAAGGTAGTGGAAAAGCCGGTCCCGGTATTCTGCAATGTTTCGATGCCCGATGAATGCAAGGACGCCTACGCAGTTGACCGCGTTTCTGCTGCAGATGATGCGCTGACTATAAACCGGGCCCTGCGCCAGGAGATTGAGGAACGGTGGATGTGTGAGATCAAGCTGCGGGCGGCAGTGAAAGGCTGCAATCAGCGATGAGTTTACTCAGGGTGAGAGGGTTTTATATCTATGACCGAGGGCACTCTTATACTCTCGCATCGCTTGATGGCCATGCGACTCAATATTTGCAATTTGTAAAACGATTCGATAAAGACGATCCCACAAAGTATCCGGGGAATACGAGCGCTTATTCCGGGACTACGTTACAGATCGTCCTTCGAGTGGTGCTTAACCGCGTCGAGTACTTACAGCGTCAAAAATGGTGCGTCGAGAACGTCATGGTTTCGTTGTGCTTGATGAGCGCTCTCTGGTTGCTTGAATTACGAGCGGCGCGTCGTCACGGGTTGCCATGCTGGCACGGACTGAGATTTGCTGCCGATCAGCCGCTTTGCGAGAAGTGCGGGCATACAACCTGTAAGTGCAATGAGTAAAAAGGGATTGCCTGGAAGGCCAAGCAAATACAAGTCTGAATATGATCAGCAGGCGTTAAAGCTGTGTTTGCTGGGGGCTACCGACAAGGACTTGGCCGATTTCTTTGAGGTTTCTGAAGACACCATCAATGAATGGAAACGGGTTCACGAGAGTTTTTCCGTGTCCGTAAAGGCCGGGAAGGAAAGAGCAGACGCCGAAGTCGCCACAAAGCTATATCAGCGAGCCTTAGGGTACTCGCATCCAGAGGTGGATATTCGAGTCGTTGATCACCAAATCGTGATGACTGACATTACGAAGCATTACCCGCCAGACGCGACCAGCGCAATATTCTGGCTCAAGAACAGGCAGAAAGAAAAGTGGCGGGATCGGATCGTGCATGAAGGCGGTGATCCCGACAAACCGATTCTGCAAAATATCACGGTGTCATTTGTTCCTGCAAATTGCCAGAAATAGCGTAATTGCACAAAAATTTAGTTACTACAACGCTCTACAATCGATTATTTTGATGCGGTCAATGGTCTAGCATGGCTGGAAATGTTGTGTATTTGGCCTATTCGAGCAAAAACGCAATGCTCGACGCGCAAGCGCTGACTGCCTGCAAGGAATGCCGCAACAAGACTTTTAAGATCATCCATGACGGCCCCGATTTCTTCCCGTTGCTGCAATGCGCGGCTTGTGACGCGCATATAAGCCGCATCGGCTGGGTTCCAGAAAAGTAGTTATTCTTTCCACAAAATCTGTGGATAAGGTTGTTATTGGAAGAGTGGATAAGGAATACCAAACCCGCATGGTTAGTAACTTTCCAGTTTTCGCTTAAAAATTAATCAAAATGAGCATAAAAGACTTTAGGGGACTTTTCGGTGTTTGGGAATTTGGTGTAATCGACAGTGATGGTAGAGAGCGCGGCGTCGAGATTCACATCATGGATGTGCTGCTCGGCATTGCTGGCGCGGTTGTGATTTGGGCAATGGTGTGATCGCTGTAAAAGCTGAATTTCCCGAGAAGCTGTCTTTCCTGTTTCAACCCGCTCGATACAAAGTCGCGTACGGCGGCCGCGGCGGAGCGAAGAGTTGGGGAGTTGCCAGAGCATTGTTGATACAGGGGGCCGCGAGCCCCCTTCGCATTTTATGCGCTCGGGAATTTCAGAACTCGATTACTGAATCCGTGCACCATCTCCTGCAGTCGCAGATTGCGGAACTCGGCCTCGAAACATTCTATGGGGTGCAGAACACGACGATCAAGGGCGCGAACGGGACTGAATTCGTATTCGCAGGCCTGCGTAACAACATTACCAAGATCAAGTCATTCGAGGGCGTTGACCGTGTTTGGGTTGAGGAAGCGCAGACGGTAAGTAAATCGTCTTGGGATACGCTCATTCCGACCATTCGTAAGGATGGATCGGAGATTTGGCTGACGTTCAATCCGGAACTGGAAACGGATGAGACTTACCAGCGGTTCGTGAAGAATCCTCCGAGCGATGCCAGGGTGGTGAAGATTAACTGGGATGACAATCCCTGGTTTCCCGAGACGCTTCGCAAGGAAAAGGACGAACTCAAGGCGCGTGACCCGGATGGATACCAGAATATCTGGCAGGGTGAATGTCGGGTAACGCTCGATGGTGCGATATACGCCCGTGAGCTACGCCAGGCGCAAGAGGAAGGCCGGATTCGCTCGGTTCCATATGATGTTGCCCGGCAAGTGCAGGTTTTCTTCGATCTCGGCTGGGCTGACAGCACCAGCATGTGGTTTGCTCAGACAGTGAATCAGGAAATTAGGCTCATTGATCATTACAGCGCGGCTCAGCAGCCGCTCCAGCATTACCTGGGTGTGATGCAGCATAAGCCGTATCTGTACGGCACAGTGTGGCTGCCGCATGACGCCAAGGCCAAGACCTTGGCCACAGGGCGAAGCGTAGAGGAGCTGGTGACTGCGGCCGGGCGCAACGTGCGGATCGTTCCGAATTTGTCTATTGCGGACGGGATCAACGCTGTCAGAACCATTTTTAACAGACTGTATTTTGATGAGCAAAAATGCTCAGAAGGAATTCAGGCATTGCGACACTACCGATTTGATACTAACCCCGACACGAAAGAGCTGTCCGGGCGGCCACTGCATGACTGGTCAAGCCACTCCGCCGATGCGCTGCGGTATCTGGCTGTGGCCATCGAGGAAGACAGGCCGGCATCGAGCGCGCGCGGCATCCGGATTGGCGGGTGGCGGGCGTGAGTATAGCCATGAAGTCTTGCAAGAGCTCTCAGGTAAAAGCTCACGGTTATGATCCTGTCAGCAAAAAACTCAGGGTCGAGTATTCCTCCGGAGGGATGTACGAGTACGAGGGCGTTCCGCAATCGATTTACGATGGCCTCTGCGGCTGCGAATCTGTTGGTAAATACCTTAACGGCAAGGTCAAGGCCGCTGGCTTCAAGTTTAAAAAGGCTGGTAAATGAGCAACGGAAACCAGCAAGCTCCGATCACTGCTGATATTTCGGTAGAGGCGTACGACATGATATGCCGCCAGATCAGGGATCAGCCTAAGTGGCGTCTATCATCGGATGAAGATTGTGATTATTACGATGGCTCGCAAATGAGCGCTTCGGTCATTCAGAAACTGAAAGAGGCCGGCATCCCTCCGCAGGACTCGAACCTCATCAAGCCCAATCTTAACGCTGTGCTAGGCCTGGAAGCGCGCTCACGCACCGATTATAAAGTCACGTCCGACGACGAACAGCAGGCAGAGATTGCAGAGGCTCTTTCCGCTAAGATCAAAGAGATCGAAACCGAGAGCCGCGCTGATCGTGCAATGTCGGACGCCTATTCGAGCATGATGCGCGCCGGCCTGGGATGGGTCGAGGTATCGAGGGAATTCGATCCTCTGAAATACCCATATCGTGTGCGGGAAGTGCACCGCAACGATATTTTCTGGGATTGGACGGCCAGAGAACCGGATTTGTCGGATGCGCGCTACCTGCGCCGGGATAAGTGGGTGGACCGTGACCAGGCGACTTCCATGTTCCCCGAGCAAACCGATCTGATCCAGGCCAGCTGGAACAATTGGCGCACGCTCGACGTGTACGACGGCAGCGACAGCAACATGGCCAGGGCTTATGAAGTCGAGCAGGCCTGGGGGCAAAGCCAGGAGGAATACTTGAATCGCTCTTCCGGCATGGTACGCCTCTCCGAGCTGTGGTATCGGCATCACGAGCAGGCGCCAGTATTGATGCTGCCCACTGGCACGGCCATCGAGTTCAACGAACAGAATCCGTTGCACGAGCAGGCTATCGCGCAGGGCTTGGTGCAGGTGCAGAAAGCGCTTCTTCCCCGGGTGCGTGTATCGATCTGGCTGGGGCCGCACAAGTTCATGGATGTGCCCACGCCGTTGCCGCATGGGAATTTTCCGTATGTGCCATTCTGGTGCTTTCGGAAGGACCGCAGCCGCACGCCGTACGGCCTGATTCGCGACATGCGCGGACCGCAGGACCAGATCATTGATCTCGACATTCTGCTTTATGAGGTGCTGAACTCGAAGCGGGTTGAGATCGATAACGATGCACTGGATCTCAGCCAGAACACGTATCAAGAGGTGGCGAACAATATCAGTAGCCCACGCTCGATGACCATACTGAATTCCCAGCGTAGGAACGCCAACGGGTTCAGGGTCACGACGGATAACGCCCTAGCCGCGCAAGTGTTCCAACTGGTGCAGGAGCGCAAGCGCAGGATCGAAGAGGTCAGCGGGATTTATCGGGCCATGCTCGGAGCAAATACCGAAGCCAGCAGCGGTGTTGCGATCAGCAATCTGGTGGAGCAGGGTTCCACGGTGCTGGCAGAGCCGAATGATAACTTCAGGTATGCGCGGCGGCTTGTGGGGCAGCAGCTTCTAGCCTTTGCCAAGGCCGACATGATCGGCAAGCCAATGCAGGTATCCGTCAAGCAGGGGAGCATGCAGAAGGTCATTTACCTGAATCATGAGGTCATGACTCCGCAGGGTCCGGTTGTTCAGAATGACCTGGCAACCGCTCAGATCAAGGTAGTGCTGGAAGACATACCATCAACGCCCAGCTTCCGCGCGCAGCAGTTGCAGGCCTTCAGCCAGATGGTGCAGGCCGCTCCACCTCCGTATCAGGCCGTGCTGTATCCGGCCATGCTGGAGCTATCGGATGTACCAAATCGCCATGAACTGGCCGATCAGTTGAGAAAGGTAGGAAATGTGCCTGGGACTTTGACGCCAGAACAACAGGCGCAGCAGGATCAGATCTCCAAGATGCAACAGCAGCTGCAAATGCAGATGATCCAGCTCAATATGAGCAAGGAGCAAGCGGAGGTGGCGAAGCTGCAGGCCGAGGTCGAGAAGCTCAAGGCTGACATCGAGGCCCGGCAGCAGGAACTGGCGATCAAAGCCGAGCAGGTGCATACGGACGCCACGATCAAAGCAGAGAACATCACGATTCAACAGGAGAAGCAGGCACTCGACGAGCGCACCGCAGCGGCAAATCTGGCCTCGCAGACCACGCAATTTCAAAACAGGGTAAGCTCATGATTAAATTCATCGATAACGCGTTCGTCGCTGGGCGCTATTATGTCGCTGGAATGATGGCTGAGTTTGACGCGCCGACTGAGGCCGCTTTGATCCGGGATGGCGATGCTGTGGCTTTCAAGGTGGTATCCCAGCCGGTGGAAGTCCTGGCCAATTCCGCCGTAGCGGTGGCGTGCGCGCTGACAGCGACCGATGAAGTGCTGGCTTCCTTCAGCATTCCGGCTGGAACGCTGGGCGTGAACAGTATCCTGCAGATCGAGCCGCTCTGGACGTTCACGAACTCGGCCAACAACAAGATTATCAAGGTCAAGTTCGCGGGCGTGACGGTTTACAACGTGACGCGCACGACTGTTGCGAGGGAGGCGCCGCTGGTTGTCCTGGCGAACCGCAATTCGTTGCAATCTCAGATTCAACCTTACGACAGCAATTACTTTACATCCGGCACCGGATCGCCGCAGACCTATGCTATAGACTTTTCCAATGCCGCGACAGTCGAGATTACTGGTCAAAGAGCGAATGGAGGAGAATCGCTTAAGCTGGAATATTTCCGCATTCTGCATTTCGCCGGCGCGTAATGGCAACCCGTTATTTCGACTGGTATCTCGGATCGGACAGCAACGACGGCCTGACGCCGGATACCGCGTGGCGCAGCTACGATGCCAAACGGGCCAGCATCCAGACCAGCGACACGGTATTGATCAAGCGCGGCACGCCCCAGGTCATTACCACGATCAACATGGACGCCAAAAGCGGGGTAGCGGGAGCGCCAACGGTGTATGGCGCATATGGCGTGGCACAAGTGCCTTATGCTTTCTGGCGCAATCCCACGGCCACTGGCAACATGATTCTGAATGTCAGCGGCAGGAATTACATCACATTCCAGGACATGTATTTCGATGGGGAAGCAGTAAATCAGTATTCCCTGTACATGTTCGCCAGCGGATCGACGGCGTGCGGCGGCCATAAGATACTGCGCTGCCACTTCACGAACATGCTGAGCGGGCAGGCCGGGTTGATATTCGGCGGCACCGCAACATCTACCGGAGACACATCGGACTTTATGATCGAGGATAGTAATTTCTTCGGCAATCCGGGGCATGGCCTGATCCCGAACGGGGCTTACGATATCAGGGTGAGAAGGTGCAAATTCTGGGGAAATGGCTTCGATGCGCCATTCGGAGGGCATGGATTCTCCGCCAAATATCGGGTGACGGATGCGACAAGCGGATGGACTAGCCCTGGTGCGAACACGATATGGCAGAGAACCATGGCGGCATATGAACCGGATGTGTATTACGTCAAGACATCGGTTTCGGCCTGGCGCCGACTGACAAAGAACACATCAACACCGACAACCCCGGGGTTGGGCGAGTTCGGCGTGAGTGCTGCGGTGCTATACATCAATGTTGGATCCACTTCCAATCCATCGACTCAGGCCATCAACTACGCCTGGGGGCGCTGCTACAACATCGCGGTAGAAGACTGCGAGGCCTGGGGGAATGTCTCCGATCCCAAGGCAATATATCAGGAAGGGCATGGTTTCGCCTTCGATGCCTACACGGAGCTGGCAACTTTCAGGGGAAACAAGTCACACGATAACGAAGGGTCCGGATTCTCAGTCAACCTTGGTGACGGCAATCTGCTGGAGTCCAATGTCGCCTACGGGAACGGCCTATCCGGAATCGTGGGCGCATCGTGCAAGAACACCAAGATCTGGCACAACACGCTTTTCGATAACAACCGGGGATCAATTCCGCACAACGGAGAAATAGCCGGGTTCACTCTGGCCGACTTCGATATGCAGAACAATATCCTGCGGCGCGGGGCATCCCGGCGGCGCTATGCCGTGGATGTGGATTCCACCTGTACATTGGCAGGCAGTAATAACTGCGCCCATGGCTATGAGCAGGTGGAGCGCGGATCGAATTTGACCGGCACGATTACCGATGATCCGCGTCTGGATGGTTCATTCAGGCCACGTGCCTTGTCGCTTGTGCGGGCTGGCGCATTTGTCGGCGGCAGGGATTACAACGGTAAGCCACGGTACAACCCGCCGAATATCGGCGCTGTCGAGGACCGATCCTTGACGCCCAGATGGGTGTTCGTGAGACGATAAGCAGCATCAAGAACCAGAATATTGAAAGCCGTTCAGAGATGGACGGCTTTTTTTATGCGCGCTAACGGCGATACCGCAGTCTTTATCAACCCCGCATTTTGCGGCGTGCTCACGACGATACCGCAGTTGGAGGAAGAGGCAAAATGGAATTGAATCAGCTTACGGATGAGCAAATCAAGACCCTGACTCCCGAGGAAATCGAGACTCTGGAAACCAATCCAGAAAAGCTCGATGAAATTCTCGCGACGAAGGGCAGCGCATCGGAAACGGCAACCGACAAACCCGAACAGGCAGATGAAGGCGCGGCTAACGGCGCGGGTGAAGGTGAGCCAGTCGTTCTCACAAAGAACGGCAAAGGGATTATTCCTTACGAAAAGCACAAGGAACTTCGTGTCGAGAACTCATCGCTGCGCGAGCAGCTTCAGCAGGCCCAGGGAAAGCTGGATGGGCTTCTGAAGGCGAAGGATGAGGCTGGTAGCAGGAAGGATGCAGCGGTCGCGGATGATGCGATTGCCAAGCATCTGGACAAGCTCAAGGCCGAGATGCCTGAGATTCACGAAGTAATCACTGCTGTGCTGGAAGGAAGCCGGAAGCAGGGCGAAGAACTCAGCAAAACACTCGATGAGTTGAAGCGCGAACGGGAGGAATCCCAGCGCGCCAAGCAACTCACCGTGGCCGAGCAGATCGCAGAAGCCAAGGACAATAACCCCGACCTGGTGCACTGGGAAGGCAACGATCCGGAAGCATGGGAAGAAGCAATGAAGCAGGACGAAATCCTCAGGGCCACCAGCAAATGGGTGAATAAGCCTTTTGCCGACCGGTTCGGTGAGGTGGTCCGCCGGGTGCGCGCCATTCTGCCCGAAGCCTCTGTACCGAATAAACCAGCCGATCCGAAGCAGACCAAGGCCGAAGCGAAAGCAAAGGTCGAGGCCGCTCCGGTGCGGAAACCCACAACCCTATCGGATATTCAAGGTGGCGTCACATCCACCTCCGAGGCAGAGCAACTTGCGAACATGAACCCGCATGAGCTTGCCGCGAAGCTGATGAAGATGCCGGCGCACAAAGCCGCAGCCTTGAGAGCCGAACTCGATTAAAAGGAAATAGGAAATGGCTGAAACCAATATCGCCAGCGGCAGCTCGCTGGCAATCAAGCAGTATAGCGCCGCGCTTTTGGCAAACACGCTGAAAGCAACCACGGCAATGGATAACCTAGTCGGGCCTATCGAACCGAATGCTGCCATGAGCAAGGTTGCCGGACAATCGGCGCCTGGAATGCCCATCGTGCGCATCGATAACCTGATGAAGAGCCCGGGCGACATCGTCTCACTCGACCTCGTGGATACCGTTGGCGGGGAACCGTTGATGGGCGATGTCAATCGGGAAGGAAAGGGCAACTCCCTTTCGTTCTCCTCGATGGACATCAAGATCGACTTGTCCAGCAAGGTAATCGATGCAGGCGGAAGCATGAGCCAGCAACGCACCAAATGGCAGTTGCGCGAGATTGCGCTGGCCGAGTTGTCGGGTTACTTCCCTCGCCTGACCGCGCAAACCTCTCTGGTGCATCTTGCCGGGGCGCGTGGATCGCAGCAAGGTACAGACTGGACCATCCCTCTTCAGAGCGCTGCGAGCTTCAATTCGGTGATGGTCAATCCTGTCAAGGCGCCGACGTATAACCGGCATTTCGTCGTGAATGGAGCGAACCTGACTCAGGGTGGCCAGCAGTTGGCTTCCATCGCTTCAACGGATGCGCTGAAACTGGCCCATTTGGATGGGCTTCGGAAGCGTCTGGACGACATGGATCAGCCCTTGCAGCCGGTCAAGATGGATGGCGACAAGGCGGCGCAAACCTCGAAGATGTGGGTATTTCTCGCCACCCCGAACCAGTATTCCATCCTGCTGACGGAAGGAAGCCTACGGGCATTCCAGCAAAATGCCGTGAACCGTGCCGCGTATTTCGATACACGCCATCCGCTGTTCGCCGGAGAAGTCGGGATGTGGAACGGTATCCTGGTAATCAAGAATGAGCGGGCCATCCGCTTCATGCCGGGCGATTCTACCCAGATCATCACTTCTGGCAATGCCGCTACCGCAACCGAAAGCGCGCAGACCGTCAACGGTTCACTGGGAGCGGGTTATGCGGTCGAGCGCGGGCTTCTGCTCGGCGCGCAGGCCCTGGGTATTGCATATGGCAAGACCAAGACCAGCGGTATCCAGTTCGGATGGAAGGAGCACTGGTACAACTTCGAGAGCAACCTGGAAGTCATGGGCGAGAAGGTATGCGGCCATTCCAAGGTGCGCTTCTCCGTCGATGACGGCACCGGTACTAAGGTCCCGACCGACTTCGGCGTGATCGCAGTCGATTCCGCGGTTGTGCTGTAATCAATCATGACGTGAGCGGGAGCTGGCATAGTCCCGCTAGTCCTTTAATTCTGAGGAGTTTTTCCAATGGCAACTTTCAATGCACCTGATTTGACTTCCAAGGCGCGCTTCATGGGCGGCTATGGCAATGGGGTGGTGGTCTTCGGTACCGTAACCCCGACTGCTGGCGCAAACGG